TGACTTCCCGGCGCTCCGGTATTGTCGCTGTAGATCCGCGCCACCGCGTTCAGACTGCTGGCGACCGCCTGCAGATCAATCGTCACGCCCGCGACACTGCCCGTTCTACTGTTGGGAAATTTCAAACCGGCGTTCCGTGCATCCGGAACGCCGTCCCCCAGCGCGTAACCCGTTGCACTGGCGGCCGGGAACGTGCCTTCCGATCGGGTCCCCAGCACCAGATGCGCAATCGAAGCACTACCCGTCGAATGATCCGCCCAGCCCGCAATATCGGCATCAAATCCGCCATTGCTGATGGTCGCGCTGATCGACGCGGCACGGATGGCGCCTTCGTTGCGGAAAAACCGCAGGTACCGGTCGCCGAATTCCAGCACATAGGCCTGTTCGGTGGAGAACTGGAACGGCGCCAGACGAACCGGAATTGCGGAATCCTTCACACCCGCCACATGGCGCGTGCCCGGGCGTCGTGTAACCCCGCCATGGGGTTGAACGATGGCATTCAGCAGGGTCTTGGCCCCGTTGGCGTATTTTGCCAGATCGGTCCGCCCATAGAGCAGCGGGCTCAACTCACCGGCGGTGAAGTTGGTCTGGACAGTCGAAAGCCGCACCATGGGCGCCTCCGTGGTCAGAATGGATGGGGTCGGTTGGACGTCGATCAGAAGCGCGCGGTCAGCCAGGTGTCGGCCGACAGGATTTCGGGCGTGCCCTCCTGCCCGTCCGCCGAGCGTGCTTCACGCAGCTTGGCTTCATAAAGCTCCGCCATCGCCTGCTGCAGCGAGGTCGATTTGCCCAGCGGCTCGGCCAGCTCCCGCGCCAGCCGCGCCGATAGCGCTTCTCGGAACAGCGGGTCCGTTGTGGCCGGATCGCTGATCCGGCGCAGATAAAGCACCCGGATCGGTGATGAAAGATCCGTCACGATCTGACGGCCCTCCACGGTCCAGCGACCATCGCGCTCGTTTTCACCCGCCACCGAGAGCACCCGCAAACAATGGTCGGGATCACCCAGCAGGTCATAGGCATTGGCATAGCCCCAGGTCGGGGCGCTGGCATTGGCCGTCAGTTCGGCACGCGCCAGCGCAAAGTTCCAGGGATGGGCCCGCGTGACGGCATCCCGCAACTCGCCATAGATCGCATTCGCCAGCCGGGCCGGCTTGATGTCGTCGCTGAGCGCGGTGATCGTCGTTTCGCCAAGCCGGATCAGCGCAGCGTTCACAATGGTGACGTCGGTGGTCATCTTTTCTTCCGTTTCGTTGGGATGGAGACACGCCGGAACCGGGCCGGTCGCTGTTTTGCTGTCGGGGAAGAGATTGCGGGCAGCCCGAAGCTCCCACATCCGTCATGGCCGGACTTGTTCCGGCCATGACGATTGCGTGGATCAAGAGCGTTCGGAAACCGTCGTTCCCCGTCAGTCCATGACGTAGACGATGGTGCCGTCGAGCGTGGCACCATCGGGGATGGTCCCATCGTTGACCTGCGCGGTCAGGACGATCCCATCGAGGGAGGCGAACAGTTTTGTCTCGTCGCCCCCGAGCGTGCCGCCCGGGATCACCGCCCCGGACGCCGACACATCGACCCCGTCATCCAGACCATTGGGGTCTGCCGCCACCGCGCCGGACCCGTCATCGGCCTGATGGGCCGCCCAGCCCAGATCGAGCGTCCGGCTTGCGCCGAGCGCTGAACAGGCCACGCGCGAAAGCGGCAGGATCACGCGGATCTTGCCCGAGGGCAGTTTCACCAGCCGGACCAGCGAACCGGCATCACCCACACCGGACTGGGTGAAGTTGAACCGCGCCACCCGCAAGCGGCCATGGGCGTCGTGGGTCGGATTCATGACCCGCGGATCGGCCTGGGTATTGGCATACTGCGTGGAATTCTGGGTTGTAACAGCCATGATCAAGCCTCCTGACAATCGATCTGCACCACTTTTTCTTCCTGCATCCGGGTCGCGCCGATATCCATCGAGGCATAGACCTGCACGGCATAGTTCTTCGCCGGGATCGGGTCGATCCGGGCCGTGATATCCTGCCCCAGCCCGAGCAACAGCCCTGATCTGGCCCAGGCAAAGCACGACCGGGTGGAACCGGATTTGGGCAGCAGCGCGCCATCGGCTGCGTCTTCCAGCCGGATGAAGCGGAAGCCGTAGAACCCCTCGATTCCGCCCGAGACCAGCACCTTCTGGGTGTTGTAATCGACGGATTTCACTTCGGACGTGTCCATGAACTCGTCCTCCTGGGCCGAGGTCCAGGCGACGTAAAGATCATCCCCGGGCATGATCGCGTTGGCGGCCTTGAAGCGTTTCATCGCATCGCGCAGCTTGGCGAGCGTGAATCCCGCGCCGCCCGCTGCGATCTTCTGGCCGGCAGGCAGTGCGACCGTCCCCGTTCCGGTCTCGCCGGTATAGGCGGTGCCGAGTGCGGCGGCCGCCACCTCCCGGTCGATCGCCCGGTTCAGCGCGGCAGCGAAGGCCTGGCTGTAGGCGTTGGTCGGGTCGTTGAGCGTGCGGATCAGATCCGGCACGTCCACAAGATCGGCCACCCGGTAGGTTTTGGCCGAAACCGAGCGGCGCTTGTGGGGCGTGTTCACATACTGGGTGTCGGCATGGAGTTCGGTGGCTTCGCTGGCCGCGACCGCGCCGATCTGATCAAAGAATGCGCGCTTGCCGCTGATCGATTCCTCGCGCACGGCGGTACGCATCTGCGAGCTCATCTGCTGCACCAGCATCTCGATACCGCTCTTGTACTCCTGCCGGAAGGCAGTGGTGATTTCGACGGACATATCCCGTCCTCCGTTCTCGTTGCGTTAAGGGTGAGATCGAAGGGCTGCCCGCGCCGATTTCGCGCGGACCCGTCTGGCGTTTCACGCCCGCCTCGGGCGGCCCGGCTTTCGGGCAAAGCACCGGACCCACTCGCGCAAGAGCGCACGGCGGACTGGCCGGGGAAACTTTGGCGAACAGTTTGATTCGTAGATGCTTTAATTGTTTCTCACATGAATGAATCCCCAGAGGGGCAATCACCGTGAATTTGGCGGGCACATGCTCAGCCGGTCTCCGCTGACTAATTTGGGAGACGGTGCTCTAGTTCAATTGAAGACTTAACCTTTGATAGCGGGAGTTTATCGACGGTTAGCGATCTGACTGTTTTGTAATCAGTAGGTCGCGGGCTCTATTCTTGCCGCCGGCACCATATTTTCAATGACTTAGATCACTCGTGTCCGCAAAATCCCATAATTTGGAAGCATGTTGGAAGCATGTTGGAAGAACGCGGAAGGGCATTTTCTGCGCTCCGACCGGAACGCCCGAACCCAAAAATCGATGGGTTTTTAACTGCACCTGGCAGAGATGCTATCAAACGCCAACGTTAGACGCTCGTCGCCACGTCCGCTTTCGAGCGCATACCTGACGCACCATGCAGCTGCGATCACCGGCAGTTAATGACCCCTTCCGGACATTGCACCGTCAGGCCATGGCCGCTTAACATCAAACAAACGAGCCGGGCACTTTCTTATCCAGAATGCCAAACTGTCCGAATATCCCTGACGACATACAGCGTAGTCTCATGCCTACAATCGACGATATATATTTAAAGTTTGGTTTTGCGTCGGAGGCGGCGCAGCTGCTCGAAACCGAACTCGGGACACTTCTGTTTCGGTCTGGTGCAATCGAAACAGATCTTTTTGATAACCCGAATCACGACAAAGCTTGGGAATTGTTCCAGCTTATGAATCGGAAGACTCTTGGGCAATTATTACGATCTCTAAGTAACACTGAATACTCTCTCGACCATCTTGAAGAAATTCTCAGAAAGGCTCTTAGTGAACGTAATCGGCTAAGCCACTCATTCTACCGGCAGCACAATAACCGGCGGAACACAGAAGAGGGCCGTACCGTCATGCTGAATGATCTTGAGTCTATCCACGAGACCATTCTCGATGCCTATAAATCTGTTATGCGGCTCTCTGGATTCGACATAGACAAAATGACTAACGAAGTCCTATCGACAAAACACCTGCCAATTTGATGTCGCGGTTCCAATTGATTACTCGCCGCGCGCATGGCCACTATTGGCTATAACTCGTCGTCCCACCGACTACGCGCCGACGGCCGCTTTCGGATGGTAATCAGGCATCAACGATAAAGCGTGGCAACCAGTGCCACGGGAGATTGTCGCAATACAGATTTTGGAAGCGGCACAAACAAATTTCTTATCGCAAGACACTTGAGGAAGTCATGCCATCAGCTGGGATCGAACAAAGCCAAAAAGATATTGCGTCTTCTTTGCTGAACAACATGGAAACTGCCGCCGCCCGCATGCGAGCTCTGATTGTCGCCATGCCTGCGGAGGATCTCCTAGGCTACATCTATGCCCAGAGCATGATTAAAGCGCTGAATGGACATGGTGCGACCACGAAGAACCGCGATGCTGGTGGTCCTGATGACACAACCAGCGAAACCCA